TCTTTCTGGTGCTCTACTTAATCTATAGATAACCAGAGAATCCTCAATCATTCTGAGTTGATTGAGTGACTTAATTGCCTTATGTAAATATGAAAGAACATTACCCTTATTTCTATCAACTAATCCAGAAGTACAATATGTAATAGAATCTTTGGCAATTTTAATACCTTTTGTTCCCCCACCACCAACCATAGTTCCGGTTGGATAATTTGGTTTTGGAGTATATACAAAATACTCTTCCAATTCTGGTGACTGGAATTTATCTTTATCTGTTGATCCTAGATCGGGACCTAAAGTTGCTTTATTTTTTTTCTTTTCTTGTCTAATATGACGAATTTTTAAGGGATCAATATACCTTAAGTCTTGTATACCTTCTTCTGGTTTTTTCTGGTCAATGACTTTGAGATAAAAAAGTCTTCCATCAACATACCAGTTTCTAAAAATTTCATGAGACTTTTTATCAAAGTCCATGATATCCTTAATATTTTTAAACTCTTCTCTGATAATACTTTTTAATTTATCACTGGCATTGAGATTTGAAAGTTCAATTTCAATTGGAGAATCATAAAGATCACTAACGATTGCCTCATTGACAACATCTTCGATAGCACCATCCGCCTCAGGATGAAGTGCCATCTCACGATATCTCTTAATTAAATCAAATTCAGTTCTATAAACACCTTCAATATCTAAGTATTGACCATAAAAACCACTCGAAATATAATTATCAACCCCGTCCTCATTATTTTGAGGAACGGGGGAAGCAATTGATGGTGATTTTTTCTCGGTGTCACTTACCGAAAAACCAAAAAGGCGTGCCATATTATAATACTATTTTAGTCTATTGTCTTACTATTTATTGGATATCTTCACCGTTAGCTGAAGGAGAAGAACCTCTAAATGCTTCCCAATAATGAACCTGCATTTCTACAGTAAATTCTTCAATTGTATCAGTTGTCTCATAATTAAGATCAATTGTCGAAATATTAGTTGGGAAAATTGATTTAAACTTATAAGATCTAAGAACAGATCCGTCACGATCAAGTTGATGAACCATAGCATCAGTTTGATAGTCAACTGGATTTTGAATTCCAGTTCCATCATCTAATTTGTTAATGGTATTCATCCATTTTTCCATTGCCGATCTGATCATAAAATCAGTATCGTTCATAACAGTAATAGTCCATGTTTCAAAAGTTCTGTCACCAGCAATCTTTAAAATACGACCTCTGAATGGAATATCAATTGGAGCAATTGTTGATGCCGGTAATGCTGCTGCCTTGACTAAAAATCTAGACTTTTGGAGCACTTCATTTTCATTAACCGGTGATACCGCTGTGGGAAATGCTAAGACAACCTCAAATAGATTAGGTCTAGCACCACCACCAGTTAATTTAGATTTAAAATCACTAATCTTCCTTAAAGGAATTGTTTCTTGTTGTAAACGCTCTGCCATTGTTGGAAACCTCTAAATTAAACGGAACCGATGACTTCTTCAAATGCCACACCAGTTCTGGTGGCAATAAAGTTAAGACCGATGAAGTTAATCGATCTTGCTGGCTTAATGTATATATCAGCAACAAATTCGTTACTGTCAATAATCGCAGCAGTGTTATTTGTTTCGTCACAAATAACCACAAAATCTTGAATACCTCTCTTTGCTTGAACATCACGAAGGAAAGGTTCGACGATATTTACAAAGTTTGCTCTTGTAATTTCATCATTGAATTCAAAGAGTTGATCTCTTGCTGCAGCAGCAATGGTATCTTCAAGGAAGATGAAGAGACGACGGACATTAATACGATCAAATGCGGATGCCTTACCAAATCCAGTCTTATCACCAAATAGGATGATTCCGGATCCTGGTGAGAAGATGACTGGATTGATTCTAGAAGAATAAAGTCTATCTCTCTGGAGTTTTCCTGGATTATAAGCCAGTTTTACGGCATTGAGAATAGTTCCTCTAGAAGTTCCGGCAGGTGAGAACCATGGGAAGTTATTGATGTCATTTCTGGCACAAGTTCCGGCAATGTCACCATTCAAAGGTACATATCTAAAGGTATTATTAAATCTATCATACATGTATTTGTAACCACTATCAAATACGGCATAAGACGAAGAAGTAAGTGGATTAAAGAAATTAATTATCTTTGTAGTTGAATCTTCAACAGAGTTTATAGTATCAGCAGTATCAACTGATGTATCTGTAATTATTGAACTTCTATATGGTGAAATAAATGCAACTGCGTCTTTTCTTGCCTCTGCAACTTGAATTAATTTGGTTGCTAGTGCTCTTGCCGCAGGTTCGTCGTAAGCTGCAGATCCCATGAGAAGGAAGTCAACATCAACCTCTGACTCATTTTCAAATAAACCATAACCAGAAACTACATCACCTAAATCAACTTTAAGTGCCTCGTTTTCTGTAACTGTGGACTTATCATTATAATTTTTTCCTTGAGAAAGTACAAGATTCAAAGGACCAACGGCATCAAAAATGTTTGCACCATTAGCATCTTCTGCCTTTTGATTCCACCCACCATCTGTAAATGTGGTAAATCCTACACCATCAAAACCGGTTTTTACTAAAGTTTGATCACTTGCAGATCCTGCAAAAATATATTGTGAATTATTCTTAAGGTAAGTATTCCAATAAGCAGGTGAACCAACAGAATATTCTGCATCAGATGCCTTTGAGAGATTCAGATGTTTTTCAAGAATTGTTCCGGCATTTCCAGTAATCGTTCCTTTTCCATCAATTACAACAACATGAAGTTCATCATTTTTTGCTCCTCTTGCGGCAGCAAAAGAAGATGTTCCTGGAGCATCTGCCAATGTGTTCCATTTGACTGTGGTTATGGTTGAACTTCCACCGACACTTTGAGAACTTACTGCCAGTGTTTGCTCTCCAAACCAATCAACAGCACTAGTAATTGCGGTTGTTCCATAGGAAACTGATTGACCTGCAGTATGAATTGCAACATTTCCAGATCCACTGAACTTATAAACATTATTATAATCAACACTGGTGTGAGTTCCTCCTGAAGAAACATGAGAAACAACTTTTACTTCTACGGTTCCGGAATTGACCTTTGTAACAATTCCTTTGAGATGTCCATCAATTAGTGATGTCGTTCCTGCACCAGTACCTGTATTGGATACTACTTTAGAAATTGCCTGAGTAACACCAGCACCAACCGCTAAAGTAACACCAGTTGTTACATTAGAACCAAAATCAAGAAGAGTACTATCTGCTTCGGTATTTGAGAGAGCACTGGAAAGTGTAATTTCTCCAGTTCCAATTGCCGTAACAGTTGTTCCAGAAGAAACAAAATTACCACGAGCTACTTGACCAAGAGTAATATCTGGACCGGTTGTTACAATACCAACTGTAGTTGCTGCTCCTGTGGCAATTGTGGCAACTCTGTTAGCAATTGCTTCATTAAAAGTTGTTACTCCATCAGTGTCCATCGTAAGGATCTGATCTGCCTGAGCATCAATAATAGCAACTCTAATGTCATTTGCCCAAGAACCTGGGTTTTTGGCAAAAACAGTTACATCACTCTTTGGAGAAGAATCATAACCTAACTCTTCATAATGTTCAACACTCCTGACTTTGAGTGTAGTTGCTGCACCAGCATTATGAGCATTTTTTAAATCATCTTTATCTGCTCTGACGACATTCATAATACCGCCATAAGAGAGATAAGATGATGCAACCATCCATGTCTCATATTGCTTATCAGTATTATATGGTTGACCAAATGTATCAACCAAATCCTTTTCTGTGTTAATTCTAACTGGTGTACCTACTGGACCTTTTGCAAAAGCACCGACAATACCGCCGATCTTATCAGAAGTTGGATCAACTCTACCTTGAGTAAGATCAACTTCCCTTATCAGAATTCCAGGAGATGCTAAATTTAATGGCATCTTGCTTTTCCTCGCAATCCAAATTACCTAAAAATATTTAGGAAAGAGGTATTTTCAGCGGGGAAACACTGCATGAACACTTTACCAATCAGGATATTCCCAAACCTTACTACACTTTCTATTACTTTTTACTCT